TGGCGAGCCTCTATCTAGCAATCCATATGGTTACAATTCTGATATTTGTTCGTACTGTGCATGGGCCGCAGGCTGGCATGATGCAAGATAACACTTGACGCACCTGCAAGAGGTGCTATCTTTACATAAACACACAAAAGGAGAGCACAAATGAAACTAACAACAACAATGCTAATAATCTGGGTTGCGGTAGTATTCGGCGCGTTTACGTATGACGCGTTCGGTGACGAGGTTGAATTCCGAGTAACGGATATGACTTATAACTGGGGCGAAAACTACAACTTCCCAGTAACTGCGTACCATATCGGCTATACAAAATATTATGGTTTAACCGGTGTCCGCTTTATGGGTGGCCAGTCCGATACTCGAACAAACACAAAAGGCACGACTCACACAAACCAAATTCGTAATTTCTTTGTATTGAATATCCATCGTAAATTGCAATTAACTGATCGTGTATCAATTCAGTATGGGCTTAACTACTCTGAATACAAAGGCGGTTCGAAGGGGCAATATAATTCAGATTGTGATTATGGTCACGGCTTGGCTTTTCAATATCGAGTTAATAGCAAAGTGTCGTTGAAAGCCTCTTATGATTGGTATTATGAGAAGTACAAAGAAGGGCTGGGTTTAGAAGAAACAAAAGGTTTGGGCTTGTCAATTGTCGGGGTGTTTTGATGAAGTTTAGCAGCTGGATACCTGATTATATTTATACGGTTGAGATTGATGATTATGACGCTATCGGCGACCACTTCGATTTTTGCAAGATAATGGCTGATGAAGTAATTGCTTCGATGGTTGCTAATGCTGCTATATTTAAGATGATGCGAGGAGAGAGCAAATGAAAGAACCAGAATGGCTACCAAACCCAATGACGGATGAGTGTCCTGTACCATATGGGCATGATGTTGAAATCAAGTTTAAAAGCGGTAATGAGCAAATAATTAACAAGCCAGGTAACTGGTATTGGGGAAGATTAGATGACACTAGAACAATCACCCACTACCGAGACTGGACAGCATTCAATCAGCAGCAAGCTAAGCCAGCACCAAACCAACAACCAGCACACGAGTTCCTAGAAAAAGCACTGGGGCATATGCAAGACCGTGCGACCACATACGACTCAGCGAAAGGTGAGCGTAGCATGGGTAAGACGGTTGCTATGTTTAACGCTATGTATGAGCAAGAGATCACAGAAGAACAGGGCTGGGCGTTTATGTGCTTGCTTAAACTTGTTCGTACAAGTCAAGGCGATTTTAGAGCGGACAATTATGAAGACTTAGCGGCGTATGCTGGCCTTATGGGTGAATCTGCTAGACAAGGGGGTGAGTGATGAACGAACTAAAGAAATACTGCGCAAACGAAAGCCAATGGGTGAAGGTGAAAGCCTTTATTGATAACGGCCAAAACTACGCAGCAGGGGCAAAAGCTACCGGTTGCGACCATTCAAACTATCATAAAACGGTAAAAGCGGTCTTATTCAAAGCTGCACAGCATGGATATAGCCCTGAACATGACTTAGAGCACCCGGTGCCAGACTCGCACCTGTTAAAAGGCGCATCCACGCTATACAAAGAAGGCAAGCCTGTGTTGCAGTGGGTAAAGTCGCAAATAAACATATTAGAGTGCAAAGAGCAGGCTAAAGAGTCAATTAAAGCGTTTTATGATGACTTACCAAAGATCAAAGTGCCAAAAGCGCCTAAGCTAAAATATGATCAGGATGTCATCCCGTGGATTCAGATCGGTGATGCTCACTTTGGCATGCTGGCCCACGAATGGGAAACAGGTGAAAACTTCGATCTAAAGATTGCCGAGCGTGAGTTATCTCAAGCAATTAAGATGCTTATTGATGATTGTAAGCCTTGCGAGCGTGTTGTGATTAACGACCTTGGGGATTTTACGCACTATGAGAACTTCGAGGGCGTGACACAGGCTAGCGGTCATGCTTTGGATTTAGACGGCCGATTCCCTAAGATGGTAACGGTTTACAGTCGCACGATGCGTTTTATTGTTGATGAATGCCTTAAGAAATTCAAATACGTTGATGTGATTATCAATCAAGGAAATCATAGCCGCACTAATGATATCTGGATGGTCGAGCTATTACGCTGCGCATATCAGACCGACCGTGTAAACGTAATGGATAACAGCAGTATATTTATCCCTTACCGCATGGGCAACACGTTCGTAATGACGCATCATAGCGATAAGTGCCGCCCGAATAAACTGGCTAATGTAATGGCCACTGACTTTTCCAATGAATGGGGAGAGGCTGAATTCCGCTATATTGACATTGGACATATTCATCACAACATGGTATTGAAGGAACATCCAGGCGTTGTTATCGAGTCGTTTAATATTCTTGCTCCAATGGATAAATATGCGCATGATGGCGGCTGGCGTTCACGCTCAAGCATTACAATGGTATTCCGGTCCAAGAAATACGGCGAGATTGGCCGACGTAAACTACCTATTGAGCAGGTTCGTGATAGTTTGCAGATAAAGGGCAAGAAACCACAACGCCGTAAAGTTTATACGGTTTAGCAGTTACCGCGCCTAGTGCGCACCTGCACATATTCTGGTACTATTTATACATTAGTACTGGGATATGTACATTTTTTGGGGTTATTTATACATGACTAAAAAGCTAACCCAAAAGCAAGAGAATTTCTGTAAGTTATTTATCGAGTTAGGCAATCAGTCTGAGGCATACCGTCAAGCATACGAGACGAAAGCGGACTATAAAAGCGTTAATGTAAGGGCTTGCGAGCTTCTAAAGGATCGTAATGTTGCCGTAAGGGTTCAGGAGTTAAGAGAATTGGCACAAGAAAGACACAATGTCACCGTTGACAGCCTCCTGAAAGAGCTAGAAGAGGCGCGCACAATCGCATTGAAATGTGAGACGCCTCAAAGCTCTGCGGCCATCTCAGCGACAATGGGTAAGGCTAAGCTGTGCGGGTTGGATAAGCAGATTATTGATCATACTAACTCTGATGGCAGTATGGCACCAAGCGTCATCCAGATAGTTGCACCCGTCGAGTCTACAGAATCAAGTGACGATTAAGCGCGTAGAAATACCACCAAAGCTAATACCCGTATTTGCCCCGCCTAGGGGCGAATTGCGTTACCGTGGCGCATATGGTGGCCGTGGTTCGGGTAAGTCCTACACGTTCGCTAAGATGGCTGCTATATGGGGAGCCGTTGAGTGCCTGCGTATTCTCTGCACTCGTGAACTGCAAAACTCAATTAAAGAATCATTCCACGCTGAATTAAAGAACGCTATTGCATCCGATCCTTGGCTGGCTAGTTGTTACGATGTTGGCATAGATTATATTCGTGGCCATAATGGCACTGAATTTCTTTTCCGTGGCTTGCGTCACTCGATGGGTGCTATTAAGTCTACCGCTCAGATTGATTTGTGCATCGTTGAAGAAGCGGAAGACGTGCCAGAAAGCGCATGGCTTGACTTGTTGCCGACTATTCGGGCGCCTAAGTCTGAGATATGGATTGTATGGAACCCCAAGAAAGATGGCAGCCCTACCGATACCAGGTTCAAGAAGAATGAGCCTAGCCGCTCAAAGATAGTGGCAATGAACTACAATGACAATCCGTGGTTCCCAGATGAACTAGAAGAGATGCGACTAGATCAACGGGCTATCATGGAAGACGCTGTTTACCGTCACGTTTGGGAAGGTGCCTACCTAAAACATGGTGCTGCTCAGATATTCAGCAAGAAGTACAAAATCCAATCATTCGATGCTCAACCGACATGGGATGGGCCATACTTTGGCGTCGACTTTGGTTTTGCACAAGACCCGACCGCCGCTGTGCGTTGTTACGTTGCGGATAATCGCCTTTATATCGATTATGAAGCGGGCAAAGTTGGGCTAGAGCTAGACGATACAGCCGACTACATTAAAGACCGTATTCCTGAGATAGAGCGACATGTATCGCGCGCGGACTGTGCACGTCCTGAGTCTATTAGCTATCTAAAGCGCAAGGGTTTGCCGCGTATCACTGGTGTTGAGAAGGGAAAGGGTAGCGTTGAAGATGGTATCGAGTTTATTAAGAGCTTCGAGTGTGTTGTGATTCATCCACGCTGCGAGAAGGTGGCCGAAGAATTTAGCAACTACAGTTACAAGGTTGACAGGCTATCAGGCGATATACTGCCCGTGCCTGTCGATGATTGGAACCATTACATTGATGCGCTGCGTTATGCATTACAGCCGCTTATGAAGGCCCGCAAAGTCGCCCCGATTGCGTTTAGTTGGGCGAATTAAACAAAGGCCGCAACACCCGCCCATCACGCCACTCGCAGCCATACTCAAGCCAGCGCACTACCTGCGTGCGACTGACTCCGATTGAACGGGCAAACTCTGAGACGTTGCCCGCGTGGGTTTGGGTTATGTGTTGGTGTAGTGTCATTTGAAGTCATCCTTTAATGGGAAGGGCTTAAAGCCCTGCCTTCATTATTTATATTTGTGCGTAATATCCAGTAATTTCACCTTTAAACCATTTCGGAAATAACACTTGTTCAACTGTGTTTAGTCGCTCACCGTCCACCAGTGTTCCGAAATATCCAGTCTTTACTGTGTTTTTACCGACTGTCTTCATTACGCCATTTATTAGAATTGTGTCACCGGTATTTAAATCAGCTGGATGAATAGATACTGTTTTCATTCTCTCTTTCCTTTTTGGTTTATCGTTTCGATGTAGTAATAGTACAATACTGTGCTATTTATGCAAGCATTAATTTCAATTTATTTTGGTATGTTACAATTAACCCAATTATCTACAGGGCCAACTAATGAGCGTTTCCACTAAGCACCCAGAATACCTAGAAGCACTCAAAACGGTGCGATTAACACGTGACGCCGTTAAAGGCGATCCAGCCATTAAGAAAGGCGGGGAATTATACCTACCTGCTGAGTTTGCCGATTCTGACACTGCTCGATATAAAGCATATAAAAACCGCTCGTTCTTCTTAGGTGTGACTAAGCAGGCCCAGAAGTCCACCATGGGTATGATATTCCGCAAACAGCCTGATGTTGGCGAGGGTTTGCCTGCATACCTTGAAAGCATTCAATTCAATATCGACGGCTCAGGCCAGTCACTCGAACAAGTGGCGAAGTTTGGCGTTAAGGAAATGGAAGAGACGGGACGTGTAGGCTTGTTTGTCGACTATCCGCCTATTGACACAACCGTGACACGAAGCCAAGAGACACAAGCTGGTGCACGTCCTGTGCTTATCTCTTATGAGTTTGAGCAGATTATTAACTGGCGCACGACCGTTGAGAATGGCATTGAGAAGTTAAGCCTTGTTGTACTTGAGGAAAAGGTGCTCAAGGAATCAAACACTGAGTTTCAGCATGACATGGAAAAGCAGTATCGTATCCTGCGCTTACGCGATGGCATCTATACAGTTGAAGTACAAGATGAGCATGAAAACACCATAGAAGACGAATTCCCACCTCTTATGGCAGGTGGCGAGCCGTTTGATCATATTCCGTTCTACATATCTGGCACTGAGAACAACCGCCCATGCGTAGACGCGCCATTACTAGCTGATTTAGCAGTGGTCAATGTTGCGCACTATCAAACAACAGCAGATCATCGAGAGAACTTGTATATCCATGGTCAACTAACGCTAGGCATTGCGACAAAGCTCGACTATCACCAGTTCAAAGAAGCTAACCCAGATGGAATCAAGGTCGGCTCTCGTTCAGGCCACTACTTAGGTGAAGGTGGTTCATTCCAGACTGCTACAGCGCCTGAGTCATCTAGCCTACGTGTAGGGCTGCAAGACCTAGAAGAGCAGATGGTTTCTATTGGTGCCAAGCTTGTAACCAAATCAGGACAAGCTGAGACAGCAGAGGCCGCACGCCTTAAAGCAAGCGGTGAGGCAAGTTCGCTAGACATTATGGTGAACAACTACAGCGACGCAATAGAACTGGCACTAGAAGACATGCTTTTCTTTGTTGGCCAGTGGGAGCCTGTTACTTATCGCTTAAACACTCAATTCTTCGAGGATACACTAACGCCTCAACTAGCCGCGGCAATCACTGGTTTTGAAACTGCCGGCACAATCGCCAAGCGTGATGCTCGCTATATGATTCGCAAAGGTAAGATTGAGATAGAAGAAGGCCGCACCGATGAGGACATAGACCTAGACATAGCTGGGCAAGTGGCATTGACAACACAGCTTTAATGATGTGTTACAATTGGGCAAAACCTAAGCGGGGCTTGGGTTATGTTCAATATCTAAACGGGGTTTAGAATGTCCGAAGAAAATGCAGCGCCAACCAATGAAGAAGTAGGCGCACCAAACACAGAAGTAAAAAGTTATAGCGAGGCCGATGTTCGTGCCATGCTAGATAAAGAAACTGCGGGCTTAAAGTCTAAAGTTGATGAGTTGCTAGGCGAAAAGAAATCAGCATCTCAAAAGGCGCGTGAAGCCGAAGAGCGTGTTGAACGTGAACGCTTAGAGCGAGCCAAGCAGGAAAAAGACTTTGAATCGTTGTTCAAATCAAGTGAAGAAAAGCGCAGCGAGATAGAGAACAAGTACAAAGAGCTTAACACCTCAATCCGCAACGAAAAGCGCAATACAGAAGCGTATAAACTGGCCAACGAACTAGCAACAGGGCCAAACGCTGAATTATTAAGTGAATTTGTCGCTCGACGTTTAGACGTTGGCGAAGATGGCAAGCTGGTTGTAATGGATGCTAACGGTAATCCGACAGTATCAACACTAGCAGACCTTAAGAAAGAATTTGTGTCCTCTGGCAAATACGACGCCTTACTGAGTGGCACAGGTGCGACAGGTGGCGGGGCTACCAATAGCAGATCAGGCGGGGCCAGTATCTCAGGTAAGAAATTGTCAGAAATGACACGAAGCGAAAAAATCGAATACTTTAAACAGAAACGGGAAGGTTAAAACATGGCAACGTCTGACATGATTATTTTTAACGAGCAAACACAGCTCGTTGCAACAGAAACAGTAGCACAGGCACTAGCAGCGTTTAACGAAGCAAGTGGCGGCGCTATTCTCATTGGTTCCAGCTCTACGCTTGGTGACTACATTGAAGAAGCTAGCTACAAAGCTATCTCAGCATTAGTTACACGTCGTGATGCGTATGGCTCGGGTACTTTAAGCACCAAAGCTTTACAGCAAATCAAAGACGTTAGCGTTAAGATTGACCAGTCTATCGGCCCAGTTGAATGGACGATTGAGCAGTTCCAACGCTTACTTAAAAACGAATCAGAAGCTGGCATCATCATTGGCGAGCAAGCTGCTGAGGCAATGATTCAAGATTACTTGAACACTACTGCTTCATCTCTTGCGGCTGCTATCGGCAACCAAGCTACTTTGGTTAATGATTACTCAGCTACTGGTACTGCTAAGCTAGTTGAATTAAACAAGGCCGCTGGTAAGTTTGGCGACCGTCAACAGTCTTTGGTTGCTTGGTTAATGCACTCTAAGGTGTTCACTGACTTGACCAACGAAGCTGTGACTAACACCAATCGCTTGTACAACATTGGTAACATCCAAGTAATGCAAGACGGCTTAGGTCGTCGTTATGTTGTTACTGATGCGCCTGCGCTAGTTGTTGCCGGTGCGCCGGATACTTATAACACTATCGGTATGGTACCAGGTGCGGCTATGGTTGAAACCCAGCCATTGCTAACTATGACCCAGCCTAAAGCTGACCAAGAAAACATGGGCACAATCTGGAAGGGCGAGTCTAGCTTTACCCTTGGCCTTAAAGGTTACGCTTGGGATATTGCAAACGGTGGCAAGTCGCCTACTGATGCAGAAGTGGCAACTGGCACCAACTGGGACTTGATCGCATCAAGCACCAAGGACACTGCTGGTGTAATGCTTATCTCTCAATAAGCTGCTAAACAGGGGCGGCATTAGTCGCCCCTTTTTTTATCTAAGGAATAGCAAATGAGCAAGGCAAAAGAAGTTGTTTATTTAAAGCATCCTGTTAGTGCAGCCGAGAAAGCTAAGCACATGAAAGCAGGCAAAAAGATTATTGATATTCGCTTTGCGCCAGAAGGTTACGGTGTTGAAGTGAAAGAAGAGAAGCCCGCGCCAGTGGCTAAGGCAAAACCGAAAGCAGGTAAATAATGGCTCAAACAGAAGCGCCAACTAAACAGATTTTAATGTCTGACATGTTCTACAATAATGAACAGGTTGGATCTCGCTTCTTTAAGATAGCAGCTGACAGTCCACTACTAGCAGCCGCATTAAATGACAAGGCGTTTAGCATTAATGCCAGCTATACCGTAGCGGCTGGGCAATCCGTATCACTTAATATTAACTTCGCGTCCAAGGTAGTTATTCGTAAAGTTGCTGTAAATGATGGGCTTTCGTTATCTATTACCAATGATCACGGCACTGGTGAAGCTGATGGTGTGTTTCCCTCAGTTAATTTAAACATGTGTTCGATAGATGAGTCACCTGCCACATCTAAGATTTACTACAACGCAACACAAGGCGGGCAGGTCGTAGCTTCTGGCATTGGTTCAATAGAGCCGTTCATCGTGTCATGTGAAGATGCAAGCCCTGCTGTATTCGTGACAAATACAACTGGCGCTAGTGCTAGTGTAATGATAACCGTAACATTTGAAGAGCTAGGCCCGCGTAATCCGTTGTCTGGCCTTACTGCTACCACCTTAATCGAACCAGACACGGAGATGGCCACCTATGGCTAAGCAAACAATACCAAATACAGGCTTGTGGTCGTCTATTGCTAGCCTTTTGAATTCAAACTTTACTAATGCTGAGGATGGCACAGGATGGGCGCAGTATAGTGATACACAATACACAGAAATAGCACCATTTTCATTAACTGGAAACACTGACACGATACTACCAAATGACGGCCTTTCGGTGTTTGACCCTGAAAAGCCTAGCGATATAACTACCATGTACGATGGCAATGTAATTACAGGGCGACAGGGCGACGGTATGGGAATAACGATTGACTTCCAGACTGTCCCAACCTCTGCAAGCACTACATTTATTGAAGTGTGGCTGGATATTGGAGCAGGCGAGCAATTATACAAGCGGATTGTGTCATTCCCAAAAGGCACAGGGGTGAATAGGCCCATTAACTTTACAGTGATGGGATACACTTACGCTCAATGGGAGGCCAATGGAGCTACAGTTTATGTGAGAAGCAATGGCTCAGCTGATCTTTTTGGTATGCGCTACGTATTAACCCGTACTCATAAGGCGAAGTAAATGGCACTAATAGGCTACGTAACAACAGAAGAATATGAAGCAAGCGCAGCACTTAGAGGTATTACCCTGACAAAAGTGTCTAGCGAAATGCTTTGGTTGGCAGTCGACTATATGGAGCTGCAATCATATAGCGGATACAAGACTGACCCTGACCAGGTTCTGGCTTTCCCTCGCAATGGCGATACAGAGGTGCCATTGCAAATTAAGCATGCGCAAATGCTAGCCGCTGGAATATATGACCAAGGCGGAGACCCTATCGGCACTGTAGGCCCGCGAGTAATCGAGAACACCGTACACGGCGCAGTGACTCAGCGTTTTAGCGACTCAGGCACAAGTACGCCTATCTATCGCAAGCTAAACGCGGCATTGCGTCCGTTCTTATCTAATGGCGGTTCGGGTATGCAGTTCGAGGTGACTCGTGGCTGAATTCTATGGCGATATGCAAGGCGTGGCCACTGAGCTTCTGACAGAGTTCAATCAAGGCTCTATGGTCTACAACTACATTACGGGCGGCACAAGCCCGTTTGATGGCCCTGCTACAGTCACGGCGGTTCCATTTAAGGGCACTGCCACAGGTGTTGCGTTTAAGTACCGCAATGACCTTGTGACGGCTTCTGATATTGAAATAACGGCAGCTGTGTTTGAGCCGGCCCCACTACCTAATGGCACTGTGACCATTGACGGCACAGAGCGCCAAATCCTATCTATCATGGCAATCCCCGCCGCCGGCACCCCTTCCATATATAAAATATTTGTCAAAGGCTAATCTTTGGGCTAGTATCATGGATGATGCTAATCAAAGGAGAGAAGCACATGGCAAAACTAACACGCGAACAAGTATCACAGCTTAGTGATGTAGAGCTTAATCGGGGTATGGCTTGGCTATTCGCCGAGCATGTGGCAGTAACAATATTAGGTGGGGGAACATACAAATACACCAGTGGTATCAGTGATCGCAATGGCACAAATCTTAGCATTTTCGCTTATGATGATCATGAGTCCATTGATTTTTTAACCGACTACAACCTGACTATGCCGTTAGTGATAAAACATAAAATATTGCACTCGATTCACTATTGCGCCAGTGGATTGGACAATAAACCAATATACAAGGCTTGCGGTCAATTGAAGTGCAGGACAGAATCAGAATATTGCCCTACATTGCTTAGGGCTTATTGTGAATGCCTTGTATTAACAGCCATGGAGCGTGAAGTATGACAACATTCTGGCCAAAACGAGACGAAGACGGGCGGCATATGAGCGAGCCAAAACCACTATCCGAACTACTAGCAAAGCTTGATCCTGATGTTGTTGAGCGGGCGCGGGCGGATGCTGACAATGAATTGAAGTGCGCCAAGTGTGATGGCTATCAGATAATTGCATTAGATGGCGAAATATACAATTGCGAGTGCACAGAATGACAATCAACCTAGACCTAATCGCAAGCCGCCAAGAGCGCGACATGCTCCGTGCATTCACTCAGGCTATTAGCGACATAAAAAACAGTACGAAGCTGAGCCAATTAGAGGCACTAATCAGCTCAAATGATATTGATGGAGCCATTCGCTTACTTGGCCTAGAACCCGCGTCCTTTGAGGGTTTAGAGGAGGAGATATACCAAGCCTATCGCACAGGAGGGCTGACAGGAGCGGCCCAAATTGGGTCTGTTCCAACCAAGATTGGGACTCTTTCAATGAATTTCAATATCTCAGCGCCCGCAGCCGTTGAATGGGTGCGCAATCAGTCCAGCCAGTTCATTACTGAAATGGTCGAAGGGCAGCAACAGCTTGTACGCGAGGTGATAGCCACCAACCTGGATAATGGCATCAACCCTAGACAGTCAGCACTTGATTTAATAGGGCGCGTAAACGACTCAGGAAAGCGCACAGGCGGCAATGTAGGGTTAACAACACAACAGGCCGGATGGGTGAGTAAAGCCCGTGAAGAGCTGCAGGGACTGGATAAGAACTACTTAACGCGTGATCTGCGAGACAAGCGTTTTGACTCGCTAGTTAAGAAAGCCATAGCCGATGGCAAGCCACTAACCAAGGCGCAGATTGACAACGCCATTACGCAGATGCAGAACAAAACCCTTAAATACCGTGGCGATGTTATAGCACGCACTGAGTCAATCAACGCCCTTCGAGCTGGGCAGCATGAGTCACTAATGCAGGCGGCTGACAAGGGTGACGGGTCGCGTAATGATGTCAAACGTTACTGGGATGCCAGCGCTGACGACCGAACCCGGTTTGATCATCTAATCATGGAAGAACAAGAGCGCATTGGTGATGCCCCGTTTACGTTCCCTGATGGTACGCAGGCGCGCTTCCCTGGCGATGATAGTTTAGGCGCACCAGCTAAGCAGCTGATACAGTGCCGTTGCCGTGAGCGCATAGAGATTGACTTCATTGGGCGATTGAAAAGAATTGACGGGTTTAGATAGCGGTGCTAGGCTGGGTTAAACCATTGGAGTAACGACATGACAACCCTAGCCTACAGCCGCAAAGAAAACGTGATAGCCGTGGATAGCCGATGCACTAGCGGAGGCATAGCGATTAGTAATAAGTCTAATAAGTGGATAACCAAGGGCAAAAACGTGTATTTCTTCTGCGGTGATGTGGCAGACGTTGAGCGGCTGGTTGATCTTATCGAGGACGGTATAGAACAGCTAGAAGAAGGCGAGCACCTAGATGCCACCGTTATTCTGGCCCTACCTGATCCAATGACGTTCTATGTGGATGATTCCATCATTAAGACATATAAACTGCATTACGATGATTACACAGCTTACGGCACTGGCGCACCATGGGCATTATCAGCATTTGATCACGGAGCAACCGCAAAGAAAGCCGTCGAATACGCCATGACCCGCGACATATACACTGGCGGCAAGGTGGTACAATATGACCTAACAAAGCAGGGGTTTAAGAAATGACCTTTACCGCAAGCATAGATAAATTTATTGCAAAGTCTGAGGCTAAACTAGAGGCCGTAGTCAAGACCGCTGTGCAGGACACCATTAACGAAGCGCAAACAAGTAACCGCAAGGGCGGCTTTATGCGTATTGATACAGGCTTTCTTGTTAATAGTGGCCAAGCTTCTATTGGCACCTTACCAGTTGGCGAGAGCAAAAACCCAGGCATTCAATTGCCAGAATGGAATCCTCAATCAATAGCAGGTGCACTACTGCAATGGGATTTAAACAGCCCGTTCTATTTCGGCTGGGTGGCAAACTACGCACGAGCGCGTGAAAACAAAGACGGATTCATGAGACGAGCGGCGCAGAACTGGCCGCAGCATGTTAATAAGGCAGTGGCTAAGGTTAAGGCGGCGAGTAAATGAATATATTTGAAGAATTAGCAGAGCGCAAAATTAAATGCGAGATTTGCGGCAGTGAGACAATAGCTCTATATGGCGGCGGATGGGACAATGACAGAATATATTGTATGGATAGAGAATGCGGCTCTGAGTATGAGTTTCCAACCACAACAGTTCACAAGGACTTGAAGTGAAAGAGTACACCCCAGAAATGGCGGGTAGCGGGCAATACGGGATTTGTTCAAAATGCAAGTTACCGCCAAGCCATGAAGGTCATGATGGATGCTTAGGTGCACTTAATGACCCTGATATTATGAACGCTTGTTGCGGCCATGGGCTAGACGATCAAGCTTATATTCAATATTGGTCAGGAAAGGATTTAAGGGGTGATAGTGCGATTAAAGAGCAGAAACGACTAAAGGCGATTAAATGAAAAACTACACAACAAAAAAAGCTATGGAATTTGCAAGGAAAAACAATAAACCTGATAGGTTTTGCAGGATAATTGACGGCAAGCTTTGCTACGGAACAAAAAGCACACATATGAAGCCGTACGGGCGTAAGTTTTGCAAGCTAATCAGGCTTAATCGCGACTACTTCAGGGCATAAATAATGCAAACAAACTCAGATATATACCAAGCGTTTATTGACAAGATAGACACCGAATTCGGCGGCACTTTCAGTATTAGCTATGAGGGATATAGCTTCACGCCTCCAGCTAGTGGCGTATGGCTAGAGCTAAAACACTTCCCGAATACTGGCGTTGATCAATCTTTGGCCAGTAATACTGTGCTAGCTCAAGGCTTATTCCAAGTGACTGCAAAGAGCCGCAAAGAGAAAGGCATCATGCATATCCAAAACACATGCGACTTAGTGGCAGCTGAATTCCAAAAGAATACAGTTATTGCTGGTACATGTCGTGTGAGTGCTGTACCTTATCAATCTAGCCCACTAACAGAAGATGACCGCATATCGGTTGGGCTTACCATTCCCTACTCTGAATAGCTAGCTTTAATTATGGTATCATTGGCTTACATTTAAACCAATGAGGAAAACCCATGGCTGAAGTATTAAAGTCCGGTGTTGGTGCTACGTTTAGCATCGTTGCCGGTGAACCTGCTACCTATGACGACACTGGCTTTGCCGCACTTACTTACCTAGAAGTTGGCGAAGTCATCTCTATTGGCGCTTACGGCGGCACAGCAGAAGTCCTAACCCAAACCCCTGTTAAGTCTGGCATCATCAAGAAAGTAAAAGGCTCAACCAACTACGGCTCTCAAACGCTACAGTTCGGCCTTGAGACTGACACTGGCCAAGCTGCCCTACAGTCTGGCTTTGATGGCGCTAACAAAAACGCAATCCACAGCGTTAAGCTTGAATATTCTGACGGTTCTATCCGCTACTACACCGGCCTTGTGACTTCTTTCGAGTTCCAAGAAATTAGTGCAAGCTCGTTCGTAAACGCCGCTTCGACTATCGAAGTGAACAACTCAGTTGTAGACGTGGTGCCTGCATAATATGGATTTATCTAGCCTAGCCCTTGAGCAAACCGCTGAAATGATTCTTAAAGATCCAGTATCTGGTGTTGACACTGATGCTGTGATTGTTTTATACGGCAAAGACTCAAAGCAATATCGTGACTCTTTCGCAGTACAAGCGAAGAAAGCCGCAGCCATGAAGTCAAGCGATAGCGATTACCAGGAGAAGCTCTCGGAGCTAGGACTAGATATTTTCATTAAATGTACCAAGGATTGGCGCAATGTTGGACTAGATGGCAAAGAGCTAGAGTGCACGCCAGAAAACGTGACCATGCTGTATAAAGATGAGCGCTTTGTATGGATACATAATCAAATTAGTGCCTTCATGGAGAAGCGAGCAAATTTTATGAAGCGTCCATAGAGGCGCTTTTAAACTGGGCAAAAATGGAGGCGTTTCTTGATACGACTCCAAACGAGGCCAAGATTTGCAGGCGTGAACAGGGTGGATTGAAGTCTAACCCAAAGGGGCCGTTGGCTTACTTGATCGACACGTTTAATGAGCTTGGACAGATTGTTTCAGGTGATGGCGGTCAACTAAGGCCGCTTAACTGGGCAGACTTGGCCGGGTATTGCCAAGTCACTGACACCAAGCTTGACCCGTGGGAATGTAAAACCCTAATAGATATGTCAGTCACTTATTTGTCTTCACATTTTAAATACAAAGACCCGCGCAGTCTAGCGCCTATAGCTGGAGAATTTAATGGCTGATATTGCAGAGTTAGGTTTAAAGATAAACAGCCAACCAGTCGACCAAGCTGGTGCAAAGCTAAAGAACTTTGGCAAGATTGCGAGTGATACAGAGCGCAAGGTTCTGCAATCCACTAATGGCATGGCTACTGGTTTTAAGTCGTTTAACACGTCTGTTAAGTCCGCCGCGCCAGTTGTTACTACGTTTGAAAAAACCGCAAAGACAGCCACCGCTACAAGCGGCAATTTCTCTAATAGCATTCGTCAAATATCCCTACAGCTTTCACAGGTTGCACAGCAAGGCGCAGTGACTGGTGACTTCTTCCGCGCGTTTACCGTCCAGCTTCCGGATTTACTCCTAGGCTTTGGTACGTTTGGTATCTTAATCGGTGCTGTAGCTGGTGCATTAGGTGGGCCTTTGATTGATGCGTTGAGTGGGTCAAGCCAAGCATTAAAAGACGTTGATAAGGATATAGAAGAGCTTACCGATGGCTTTGAAGAGCTAACAGACGCGCAACGTGCTTATGTTTTGTTATCGTCTGAGATTAAGCAAGCTGATCTGCAAAAAGAATTCGACGACATAGCGCAAGAGGTAAAGACCGCTGCCGATGAGTTAAAGGTACTCGAACAGGGCTTTAGGCTTATATCTCGTGGCAATAGAACGCAACGAGTTACTGTATCTGCTGATGCAGAAGAAATACAAGAAGCTGAGCTTGCACTAAAAAGACTTAGTGCGGTTCGTGACAATATAAGCCTAAAGCTTGATCGTGAAATAAAGCTACAAGATGAATTAAAGAATGCCACCGACTTGACAACTCAGGCGGCGCTTGAGGCAAGCCGTGAGCAATCAAGGACTGACCTACTTAACCAGCTTGAGAATGCAACTGATGCCATACGGACAGCAGGTAGCACGCAGACTGAGATAGCTATTCGAGCGGCTAGCGAACGTAATTCTATTTTGGCGGCTGCTTATAATCAAGACTTAATTAGTTTTGCTGAGTATCAAGAGCAGCGTGTTCAAAACCAATTAAACCTACAAGCCGAACTGACAGAGATTGACGAAAAGGCACAGCAGCAACGCACGCAAATACTAACGGCTGGACAAGAGGCCGCCCTATCAGCTAGTGGTCAATTATTCGGAAACCTTGCATCCATTGCTAAAGAGGGTGGCGAAGACCAGTTTCAAGAGTATAAGAATCTTGCAAGTGCACAGGCTGCTATTGCTGCATCATTGGCAGCTATCAAGGCATTAGCAGAGGGTGGCCCGATACTAGGCCCAGCTTTGGCTGTTTCTATTGGTGCCGTTGCTGCTATCCAGATTGCCAAAATACAAGGCCAAGAATACCAGTCTAGCCGCGCAAGTGGCGGACAAGCCAAGGGGCGTGTATTAGTTGGTGAGAACGGGCCAGAGATATTAAACATGGGCAACAGCACTGGCTCTATTACTTCTGCCGCAAGCACTAAGCAAGAGCTAGGCGGCCAAACCGTCCAGCAGGTATTCAACATATCACCTGGGCTATCCGGTGCTATCCAAGCCGAAATGCGAGCTATGTTACCATTGATTAAACAAGTTGCCATTAGTGGCGTATCAAGCGACATAAGAAACGGCGGTTCGACCGCTAAAGCCGTGGGGATTAGATAATGGCAGACTTTCCAGATATTGAACCGGATTTAGAAGAGATTGGATTGATTGCTAATAACCAAGTTTACGATTCAATCCTAACAGGGCAGGTGCAAACAGCATCGTTAAGCGGTGCCAAGTGGACATGCGCACCTACATTTAGCAACCGCAACGGCAAAGAAGCGCGCGACCTAAGGGCGTTTATCTTTGGGCAGAACGGTGTATCCGGTCGGTTTAATTATTACCCCGCCTCGATAGATAACGTTGGCACCCATGCTGGGCTAGGTGTGGTCGATGGCGCTGGCCAGACTGGTAGTACATTAGTGACAAAGGATTGGGATGCTGATCAGTCATTGTTATTCGCCGCTGGCGATTATTTAACCGTCAATGGTGAGATGAAAATGGTCACGGCTGATGTTGGAACTACCGATGATAGGATTGAATATGATGAAACTAATTACATGTCTAGTCCGTTTGATCCGAGTGGGTGGAGTGGTGCTAGTGATCCAGATTTATCATACACAAGCACTACCGAGACAAACCCAAGCGGGGAGAGTTTTGTGGGTGAATTCGAATATATTGGGCCATCATTCCCTTTATTAAGTACCGCCTCCTATATAAGTTCGCCAGTTATCGGGGATTATTTCTTTTGTGTGCAAATTAAGTCTGAAGATATAAACGCAGGGTTGAGAATTATTTTCAGAAGTGTAGCTACTACCCAAATTGCCAACATATATATTAATGCGATAACTGGTAACTTCACAGATGGTGGGTATGGCGTATCTACCAATAACATATTTACAAGCAGTGGGGAAAACATAATACAGGTAAAAATACCTTATCTTGGCGGGCAAAGCGAAATCAGAACTGAATTTTATTTTTATGAGGTTGATCCTAATGGTAATCAGTCAGGGTTTCCAGTTGTTGGCGACAAAATTAAAATACAAGCCGCCTTCTTCGGCAAAGCCGACGACTGGCCAGCTAAACTACGCGCAGACGCTACCATACCAATCACGCCGCCTATGCGCACAAGTCCAGCTGATGGCGCACTAATCGAGGCTAATAATCCATACTTTCAGGGCCGCTTAGAATCTGATGATATGAGCCGTTTACAGGTTAGTTCGCCAGTCATCTATAACACAACACTCTCAATAGTCGAGGCGTTCTAATGGATCCTGCAGTTATTACGGCGCTAGAAAGTGATCATTTCGACATTCGGTTTTTAGTTAAATTCGAATTAGATAGTGGAACGCTTTTCTATACCACTAATCCGAATGGCGCTACCTTTGACGGGGATGATTATACCTATCTTGGTGCTATTGGCTCCTTGTCTGATTCAAAAGAAACTGACCAGTTAGACCCTAGCGAGTACCAAATAGGGATAGGCGGTGCTGACCCTACAATATTGGCCCTCTTCCTTAGCGAGCCAGTAATTAATCGTAAATGCTCCATAATCACTGTGGTTTGCCAAAATGGTATACTTATCGGAGAAATGACACGGGTTGAGGGTTTTATGCAACCGGCGACTATATCGCAGGGCAAAAGCTCATTAATAACTATACCCATCAAAGATGATTTAGCGGATTGGGATCGTAATATTGAACAACTATACACAGATGCAGCACAGAAACGAATCAATCCTAATGACAACTGCCTTGAGCATGTTAGCGAACTTGCAAGCAAAGAAATCCGCTGGCCCGCAGCATCTTTCTTTTAAGGGGGTTTAAATGGCCTCTTTTAGTGATTTAGATATTACCTATAGCAAAGGTGCACTAGGGCAAGCTGCCAGTGCATTTGGGTTAGATTATTTAATCAATCCATTTGTCGCGCTTGGCAATGACATATTCGAGGCCGCTGGCAATGAATTAATCAAAGCCTTGCAGCCTGACATTGACTACTCAGACCGCAAGGTAAATACACGAGGCCCGACCACGCCTAGGCGCATCATCTATGGCGAGGCTCGAGTTGGTGGCCAAGTTATATTCACAGACTCAACCGGCGACGACGACAGAAACCTTCGAATGGTTATTGCGTTTGCTGGCCATAGCTGTGAAGAAATCGGCGATATTTATATCAATGACGATTTAGTTACTGACCCCAAGTTTGACGGCCTTGTCTCTGTATTCAAACAGCCTCAAACTGGCGTTAATGAGACGCTTAATTTTGCCAACGAATATGCAGGCAGAACGAACTACCTTTATGAGCAGATAGCTTATGTATTTATAGTTTTCAAATATGATCAGGAAGTGTTTGCTGGCGTGCCGAATGTTACGGCTATAGTTAAAGGCAAAAATACTATCTATGATCCGCGCTCTGGGTTAAGCAGCTACACTGATAACGCTGCTTTATGTATGCTCGACTTCTTGCGTACTGAGCGCAAGCTTTCCGACGACTTAATTGACATGGACTCATGGGCTAATGCTGCTGATATATGTGACGAACAAGTCGCCGCGGCTAATGGCGGGACTGAGCCGCGCTTTACGCTTAATGGTACGTTAATCCGCAACGGCTCTAAGCTTCAAGCACTGACTAAGATGGCAGTGAATTCTGGCATCTACCCAGCGCGTGAAGAAGGCATATATAAAGCTGTGCCGCTTGTTTATACTGCGCCCGCAGTTGACGCCATTGTTGATGAAACAGATATTATTGGCGATATCCAGATAACAACCGGTAACGGCAAGCAAGACAAAATCAATACTATTGTTGGCACCTATATCGACGCTGCCACTAACTACGAGCAAGTCGAATACCCATCTATTCAAACGCCAAATTACGAGACAGAAGACCGAGAGGTCTTGCAGCAGTCGGTTGACTACCAGCTTGTAAACAGTGGCACACAGTGCCGCCGGTTATCAAAAATAGCATTAGAGCAATCGCGTCGAGGGATTACTGTTTCATTTAATGGCCGTTACCGTTTGCTACAGTACCCAGTTGGCAGCAGGATTAAACTAAATTATTCAGCATTCGGATGGACTGAGAAAATATTCCGAGTGGTTAGCCGCACAGTTAGCCCACAAGCTGGCGTTAACGTCATTCTAAAAGAAGACGACCCAACTATCTATTCATGGGAAGAAGGCGACGCACTGGCTACAGTGGTGCCGCCATTCTTGAACCTGCCTAACCCTAATGTGGTTGGTGCGCCTTTTGATTTGGCAGTCACTGAGACACTCTACCAAGCGAACACACAAGCCGCCGTTAAGGTTCGAGCCGCTTTTACTTGGTCAGCTAATGACGCATCTATCCGCCATTATGAATTAGAAGGCTCATATCAGGGCGGGCTATATCGGGCCTTGAGTTCGTTTATAGCTGGCAATGAATTCAAGTTTGACGATTTGCAGGTTGGCACATGGGTATTTCGTGTCCGTGGGGTTAATAGTATTGGGGTTAAGTCACCTTATGCTGTGCTTGCCTACAATATGCTGGGCAAAACCGAACCGCCTAGTGATGTGACTGGATTTAAAGGGACTGTGCGCCCATTCGGGATAGAAATAAGCTGGGATGAAGTACCCGATTTAGATATTGATTTGTATGAAATCCGCTTAGGCTTAAGTTGGGATACTGGCACAGTATTGCAGCGTATGTCTGCCTTGAACTGGTCATGGGAAACCCGCCCGACTGGTACAGAGCGCTTGTTCATTAAGGCCATAGATACCAGTGGGAACTACTCACAGAACGCCAGTGAGGCGCAGATTGTAATTCTTGCACCTAAAGCACCTTCACCAGTTAGCGCTACTGTTATTGATAATAATGTGGCACTTCGCTGGGTTGATGCTACTAGCTCGTTCAGTATTGCCAAATATGAAGTGCGTAAAGGTGCGACTTTCGAGTCTAGCGCGTTGCTTTACGAGGTAACTGGCACAGGCAAGCAAGTACAAGAAGTGGCCAAGGGAACTTATACATATTGGGTGCGCGGTATCGACATTAAGGGGAATGCTGGCCCTGCTGCGGGCGCTACTGCAAACGTAGACCAGCCGCCTGATTTTGTGTTGCAATCCGATGCCAATCTGGACTTAACGACCGCCACAGTTGTTAATATGGCCGATACGATTAGTGCCGGTGTAACAATTGATAATGACACCATAACGATTGATAACGATGCCATAACCATTGACAGCGACGTTATGAGCGTATGGGTTGGCCCCTGTAACACTACTGAGACATGGGCGGAGCATTTCGAGAAGTTACCAGGCTATGTACTGCCAACAACTATCGACAACGACACGATAACAATAGATAACGATACGTTGTTAATTGATAACGATTATCAGTCTATTCAACAATTGCAGATTAACAATGGCTTTAATAGTTACCTACAGCCAACGCCTGCCAGTGCAAGCTTGGAAGCAGTAGAAGACTATCAGGGAATTCTGGCGCTGTCTCGAATCCAAGTTACGCCAGATGTCGAAGTATTATCAGGCTCGCCTACTGTGACTTATACGACAAGTTATTCGGCCGATGGAATTACTTACACCGACGTAGCAGGTACTGAGGCAGTAGGTGTTAACTTTCGCTATGTGAAAGTAAGGGTTGATATTACCAGCACGTCCGAGCTTGACCTTCTGCGAATAAATTACCTTCGTGTTAGACTTGACGTTAAATTAAAGACTGATGCAGGGCGCGTTGTTGTGTCGTCAACAGGCGGCACACCGGTGCTGTTTAATGTGCCTTTTGTCGATATCCAGTCGCTAACAGTATCAGCCAATGGGACTACTTTTAGAAATGCAATATATGATTTTGTTGATACCCCTAACCCTACAGGGTTTGATGTGTATCTATTCGATGAAAATGGCAACGAGCTATCTAGTGGCGAAGTGTCTTGGAATGCGAGGGGCGTGTAATGGCTGCTGATTTTAATAAGCCCACAATCACAGGCGATGCGTATATAGACTTACCGGGCGAAATACGCGCCCAGTTTGAAGTCGTGAGCACGATGTCATACGGTGATGCGCTTAATACCAAGGTTGGCGCTGTGCAGTTTTTAGACGGTTCTTTGCAGAAATGGGATGGATCTAGTTTTAATGTTGTACCGGTATCAATCACCGGTGGCGGATCAGGGGCAAGCACTCCCGCTGGCGCTCGAGCTGCTTTTAATGTGAATGAAAAAGGGACCCTTGGTACACAGGTTCGCAGTAATGCGGAATCGGATGCTTTGTATGTGCCGCAGTCGCGGACTATCACTACAGCTGGCGCACTGAATGGCGGTAACTCGCTTGATAGTAATATCAGCTTAACCGTGGATAGTGCAACGACTGGGCAGCAAGGTGTTGTGCAGTTGTTTAATGGCCTGAATAGTACGAGCACGACTCAGGCTTTGACTGCGGCTCAGGGGAAGGTGTTAGGCGACAGAGCCGACGTTGGTTACTATAACTCCCAGACATTAAGCCCTAGTGGCAGCCTATCTGGCGGATCTTGTAAGGTAGTTAGGGTTGGCGATTTAGTCACAATAAGCGGGTTTTATACCCACGCAAACTTGGCATATGTAGAATCACCAGCTAATTACTTGCCGACATGGGCAAGGCCTAATTCAAGTGTGAACAATTACTACTCCGCTCAGAATTTAGGAGCTGAAAGGACAATATCTATCGTGACTGGGACTATGTATTTTCAGTACAATACAAGCCAGACTTCCACCTCTGGCTTCACAATCTCTTACACAATATAGGAACCAACCATGGCAATACTTCCATTAAACGTAGGCTCAGGCCCAGGCGCTGGAGACGGCGAGGGGCTACGAAGCTCACAGCAAAAAGTAAACTCAAATTTTGCAGTGGCTGAAAACGCTGCCTCAAAGATCGTGCAGGCATCTAGTGCGGATACGACGTCCGATAAGGTTATGCTGTCAGACTACGCATGGCGCGGCGCACAGCTTGGTGATTACTTCACTTATGGCGGAACGGCTGATGCTATCACTCTAACCAGTGCCAATCTTAAAGCAGGCGGCACACTTATCGCTGGTATGAGGTTTAGGTTTAAAGCTACTACTACAAACACAGGCGCAACCACTATCGCAGTAGATGGCGGCACGGCTACAGCTTGTGTTACTCCAACAGGGGTGGCGTTACCGGCTGGGTTTATTTCTACATCAACAGAAACAGAGGCTTATTATAATGGCTCTACCTTTACTGTTTATTATGCAGTAGATGAATTATTCAAGGTGGATGGGATAGGAATTGTTAGAGAGCTACAAAATAATAGTGGCGGGAATATAACCAGTGGATCAACTGTTGCAGGGAATTTACTTCAAGAGTTCACGCGCACAAATACAGGCACAATAGCAACTGCCGTCGCCCTAAACTCAGCTCATGGTTACAAGTGCATTTCAGGACTGGATGTGGCAGACCAAAGGACTAGTGACTTTGTTAGGGTTTATTAACCGCTACCTAGGATGCGCCTTCATAGGCGTATTCCTGCTCGGGCTGCTTGTTGCTGGGGCTGGGTATGTTGTGGCTCGCTGGCTAGACGGTCAAAGCCGAGGCCTACAACTGCGGAAAACAAGACGACAATCGCAGCGCCGGCCACTTTCCAATAAGCGTTATTAGTGGCTTGGTTCTGTTTGAGTGTGGAGACATCATTAACAACAACGTCCAACACCTTGGCCGTCTGATTTGTCATCGTGTCTATCTTGTCAATAATAGCGTTAAATTTTAAATCACTTTTTTCACTACTGTGTGCAATACGTTCGTCTATCGAGTTCAAATGTCTATCCAGGTCTTCTTGGGTTACTGGTGAGCGATCCATCAAACATGCCTTAAAAATTAGTGTATATTGTAACCTTGATTATACATTAAACAATCGGTAAACAGTACCAAGTGGGTAAGGATGTGACATGGAACTACATTTAAAGCGAATAGGTGGCGATAATGACTCGACACTAGGCGCGCTATATATTGGGGATGGCGTTAGTCAATATCTATTCTCATTTACAGTAGAAGATGAACGACGATTTAAGAAGGTATCAGGCGAAACACGCATACCATCTGGGCGATACAAGATTGAATACAACAAGTGCGGCGGCATGAATGCCCGTTATGCCAAGTACCCATGGCACCATGGCATGTTAGAATTACAGGACGTTGAAGGGTTTGAGTACATTTATATTCACCCAGGGAACGATGACGACGACACAGAGGGCTGTATCCTGCCAAATTACAAAGCCGATGCTGAAAATATGCGCGGTGAGAACAGTTTCGAGTGCTACAAAGACCTTTATCTATTGGTCAATGAAGCCATGAAAGACGACGAAGACGTTTATATTACAATCACAGACGAGGGATTTTAAATGGAATATATCGAGTTAGCGTTTCAAGTAGTAGGCGCAATCTATGCCATCATTCTTGGCCTAGAGAAAATAGCGGAAATTACACCAAGCACGAAAGATGACATCTATGTGAGCAAGGCCAAGAAGTTCTTTGGCCGTGTTTCCGATATTCTTTCACGCTTGATTATGAAAAAGTGAAAACCCTAGCGCGGCTAATAAGTGTATTGCTCTCAATATGGGAGCAGTACCAAGCCGAACGAAAGGCAGACAAACGGGCGAGGGAATTGGATGCGTTACGCAAAGAACCTGTTAATTGGTATCGTAATCACTTTAACGGGGTGCGTGACGTGTCCGACAAAGCCGATAATGCCGATCAAGCCAGTACTAAGTCCGACTGAAATGAAAGACGGCTCCCTGCTGTTTAGCAGGGATGATGCCGTTAAGCTGGGGGTTTATG